AGAAGATATCCGTGAGTACAGTACCAAGTTTGAGTTTACAGAATTTAAAGAAGATACGTTCAGTGACTCAACTTGGCCCAAAGGTCATCCAATGGCTGGACAGCCTATTGTGTTTAGAGATTATCAAGTTCCGATTATCAATAACTTTTTAGCTAATCCACAAAGCATACAAGAAGTTGCTACAGGCGCAGGTAAAACAATTATGACTGCGGCTTTAAGCAAAAGTGTTGAACCTTATGGTCGCAGTATTATTATTGTGCCTAACAAGAGTTTGGTTACACAAACTGAAGCCGACTATATTAATTTAGGTCTGGATGTAGGTGTTTATTTTGGCGATCGCAAAGAATACAATAAAACACATACTATTTGTACTTGGCAAAGTCTAAACAACATGTTGAAGAATACCAAGAATGGCGAAGCTGAAGTTGAAATCGGCGACTTCATTGAAGATGTTGTTTGTGTAATAGTTGATGAGGCACATATGGCCAATGCTGATGCTCTTAAAACATTGCTAACAGGAATATTTGCACACGTACCAATTCGTTGGGGACTAACCGGAACAATACCCAAAGAAGATTATGCAAAGGTCAGTTTGTTGTGTAGTATCGGTCCAGTAGTGGGTAGACTGTCAGCAAGTGAACTACAGGAAGCAGGACATCTTGCTAACTGTCATGTTAATATAGTGCAATTAGTTGATCACGTTGAATACTCAGATTACCAAACAGAATTAAAGTATCTATTAGAAACAAATGGTAGATTAAATTACATGAGTAACTTGGTTACACGTGTTAATGAAACAGGTAATACATTAGTCTTAGTTGATCGTATTGCAACTGGCAAGTTGTTAGTAGAAAGACTAGGCGAACGTGCAGTATTTGTAAGTGGATCAACTAAAGCAAAGGATAGAAAAGATGAGTACGACGAGGTTGCGGTTAGCGATGGAAAGATTATTGTGGCGACTTACGGTGTGGCCGCTGTGGGTATTAATATCCCCCGTATTTTTAATCTGGTTCTTGTGGAGCCCGGAAAGAGCTTTGTCCGCGTTATACAATCTATTGGGCGAGGCATTAGAAAAGCAGAAGACAAAGACTTTGTACAAATCTGGGACATCACGAGTACGTGTAAGTTCGCCAAACGCCACCTTACTAAACGAAAAGCCTTTTATAAAGAAGCCAACTATCCGTTCACGGTTGAAAAAGCAGATTGGCAATGAACGGCGTCATAGTATATTTCCCTTGGGGCGCAGGGGGAAATCTAGTTCGGAATTTGATAACGATAGATACTAGATTTGAATTTCTCGACGATCAAGACCCGATTGGAAAATATCCCACTGAAGACGGCAGATATAATTTTCTATTAGACTATTATAGTAAGCCAATGGATCCTACTACTTGGTTACCACGAGAGTGGAGCTTACGTGCCAGGTTCCATGCAAGATATTATGAAGGTGGCAATTGCGTATATTGGAACCCTGACTCGTTATTGGTATATGATGTACATGGTGGCGGAACAGAAATAGATAATATACTAGATAGTCGTCCACTGAAATGCTATGACAGATATCGAATTGATCGCGGATTAAGATCAGAACAGTTAAGCAATTGGGCATTAGTTGAGTGCACACACATATTTTTATTGCCCAGCGATATACCTCAAATAACTAAAATCTATAACAGCAAAAATCCTACAATAAATCAACTTGAAAATGAAGGCGATTTAGAATATAGACAAAAGGAAGCTGAAATAATTAACACAACAATGACCAATAGACTTATTGGACTATCGCAAAAATTAATAGATCAACACCAAACAGTTTATAAGTATGACTGCATAGATCTATATAAAACTCCGGACATAATTTACAATATAGCAGATAATTTATCTCTATCAATAAAGAAAGAATATATCAATACCATACACTCACTATGGTTGCAAAGTACACGTGAAGTATACTATAATTATTTTAACAAAGAACTAAAACTATGAGAATATTAACCCTTGACAATACCACATACGAAATGAATGAAATCCCAAACGAGATTGATGAAATTCGTTTTTGTGTATTAGACAATTCAGACCCAAAAGAACCAGACTATTTTTATATTCCTTTAATCTTTTTAGAATCATTTAACAGCCCTGCATTGGTATTGCGTATTGGCGAACACATTATTAAAATGCCAGTGGATTGGCAACTGTTAATTGGGGAACCCGACTTTGGTGATTTAGAAGTTGTTCCACTAACTAGTATTAATGATCGTGGGTTTAATGTATTTTGTTTTAACCCATTAACAAGTTTTAGACCAGAGTTTAAACCAGTTGAGATTGTGGACATATATCAAGATGTTAAATGGTACTTCCCAAAATTAAAACCAGGACAAATGTTAGCAGTTCCGCTGACACAAGAAGACAAATCATTGTGTGTTTACTTTATTAAGGACATAAGTAGACAAAGCGAAGTAGTAGACTATAATAAGGTGTGGTAATGAAACTATTATATAATTCAATGGATATAGGCGGGGAAGTTGTTAAAGATAACGAAACATACTTGCTCAAAGACAATAAAACTTTAAAAAATCTTGTACTTAGTAGTACTTGTTTGCATTCAGGGCATGCTACCCGTGGGCACCTTCATGCAGGGCAAGAAGAAGTTTATTTCTTTGTATCGGGTACTGGAATGATGATTGTGGGCGAAGAAAAATTTAGAGTCAATCCTGGATCTGTAGTGTTAATTCCCGATGGCGAGTTTCACAGAGTTATCAATGATGGTGATTCTGATTTAATTTTTAATTGTGTGTTTAATGGACAACGGAACCACTAAAATTTATGAATCGCCAGATGGCGGTAGAACAGTCTACTCAAGAAACATAGGATCTCTTACGCGAGACTTAGTAGAGTCAGATAGAAAAGACGACAGGACATGGGATGGTAGACCCTTGATCGAACACATGAAGGAAGACCAAATGTGGGGAGAAATCCGTATAATGGCACGGACAGATTCAGGCTTGCAGGATCTACTAGAACGTGCTATAGTGTACTATCATTTAAGAAAACAAGAAGGCACAAATGAGTAAAGACGAAGACAAATTCAAACATTCAAAACGATTGCTTAAAAATGAAAATGCTGTTAACAAGCAGGTTAAAATTGCAAAATCGCATAATTCATTTAATGAAAAGAACATTGAACAACCGCATCGTCTAGAAAAACATCATGTCATGGACTGTGGTAATCCTGACTGTTACTTATGTGGTAATCCTCGCAAAACACACAAAGATAAATTAACCACACAAGAAAAACGCTTGTTTCAAGATGTAGAAAAAACTACAGATCGACACAGTAACGGGTTACCAGTCAAGGACAATGATGAGTGATAAACTAAGTGTTGGCAACGAAATGTTGCAGTTCGATCAAAAGAATACAAAATTCTACGACAGTTTAACTGACGAGGAAAAGAAAAAGTTTAGTCCGTATCTAATGATACGCTATGGATCTACAGTCGAAGGTGATTTTGATTTACAAGCCTATTATCTAATTAGTTGTAATGAAAAATTAAATAAAAACTTCTTTGATATTAACACAACACAACATAAAAAATTTCAATGGTTAATGGCTACCACGGTTAGCCCGGGCATGGGTAGACAAAGACATACGTGGCTTGCTGCAAAGAAAAAAGATTCAAGTAACAACAAAGCAGAAAAATTCCTGCGTGAATTTTATCCATTGGCTAAAGACGACGAGATTGAATTACTGGCAAAAATAAATGATAAAGACGATCTTAAACGCTTGGCAAGAGAACATGGTTGGGATGACAAAAGAATCAAAGACTACTTATAATTGTCGTTATTGCGACAAAAAGTTTAGCAAAGAATCTACACTTAGTGTACATCTTTGTGAGCCCAAACGTCGTTGGCAACAAGAAAAAGAAACAGGAGTACAATTAGGTCTACGTGCGTACCTGCGATTTTACGAAACAACCCAAGGTAGTGCAAAGTTAAAATCCTATGAGGATTTTGTAACTAGTCCTTATTATAACGCTTTTGTTAAAT